ATCGGAACAGTACGACCCTCCTGGGCACCCGTAGTAGCAGAGCGAGTGGTGCCATAGAGGACGACCGAGGTCAGCGTCTCGAACGACACCTGGGTAGCACTGTCACTGGAGGGCGTCTGCACCACCGTGCTACCCGGGATCACCAGGCCGTTGGCCGGATCGGTATCGACATAAGCCGCGTTGTCGGTGAGCGTGAACGTGACGACACCCATGGCGGCCTGCTGGGCGATGGGGGAGTAGCCCAGCATGTCAGCGATACCAAGGATCGATTGCCTACGAACAGCGCTAGCCAGGAATGGCTCGGCGGCCACCCGATCGATGTAGTAGTTGGTCACGTCGCCCATATAGGCGTACAACTCCAGGAGCAGCGTGCCAAAGTCGGCTGGCTCGCCCACGGTGACCCACTCGGGCATGAAGCCCCTCGCTGCACTGACCAGGAACGTGAGGATCGAGTCGTAGTCCCGGTTGGTGTAATCGAGTTCCAGAGGGGTGGAGGAGATGCTGCTCACAAAGGACTCTCCTGATCGATGAACGAACTCACGGGCAGCTTGATGGTCTGGACCTCAGCGAAAGCGCCCGCCTTGTACACCACGTCCACGAACACCTGGCCCGTCCGCATATCGTCAACGGAGAACTTCACCGAGTACATGGTGACCCGGGGCGCCCACTGTTGGATGCGCTGCATGACCTGGCGAGCAGCATCAGAGCGCACCAACTCGTCGGTGGGGTCAAAGAGGGCGCGAGACAGATCCGAGCCGTACTGGGGCCGCATGATGCGCTCCAGACGGTTGGTCATGAGCACGTTCACCAACTGGTCCCGCACCACCTTGGCGTAGGTCCCTGTTGTGGCAACATGACCGTCAATGTCAATGCGGAAAGGCGTGCTCAGCACGTTCATACGGTCGTCCTCCACGATGACAGCCAGGTGCCGTCCCCGGCCGCGGTGAGTTGAGGCACACCCTGGGCGGAACCCAACCAGAAGGGCCGGTACTGGTACCAGTTATTCGCCCGTGCCGAAGCCCGACCCATGGTGACCACGGAGTAGAACTGGTTGGCGTACATCACGTGCCGAACGGTCTGGACGTACCACAGACCATCGAAGTCGGGACGCATGACTGTCTCGGCCTGGCCCGACGAGGCCGACACCGAGGTGATGCTGGCTGGTTTGATGGAAGCGTCACCCGACACTGTTATGTCACCTTGTTGGCTCCATGTGGGCAGGTAGTAGCCTTGTTGGAGAACAGTGGCCTCGTCCACGGAGCGAGCGGGCATGTCGGTGGCGAACCGCCGCGACGGCATCGTGTAGTTCCCCGTACCCGGTGCGGCCACCAACATGGTCGTGGTGCCCTGGAGAAAGGCCAGCGACGGAGTGCGGTACATCGGATCAGTGATCGAGATGTTGATCGGTGAGAACGAAACGATGGCGCCTTGGTTGGCCCTGCCGTCAGCCTGGGTGGGTTGCTGCTGGGCCATGAAGAAGTGGGACGGCAACTCCCGGGCTGACACGTCGTTGTAGTCGATGACCCGCACCACGCCCCGCTCAGTCACGATGTGAGCGCCGATGCGGTTCGACAGGTTGACCAGCATCTCCCAGTCGCTCTCTGAGGTCTGGGCCAGCGAGCGCCAGGTGAGAGTGTCACTCTGGAACTCGTCGGAGAAGCCCAGCCCGTTGTCGTTTACGATCTGACGCATGAAGTCCATGATCGTTGAGTTAACAAGGAAACGTGGCTTGTTGCCCTTCATGACCATGGTGGCACCCAGACAGGTCACCTCCTGCTCCAGGAGGAATTGCTGGCCCTGGGTGCTCTGTTGCGGCCCCACAGTGGCTACGTAACCCTGGAAGGGCATGGTCTGGCCGGGCAGGCCGTAGTTGAAGCTGATGCGCTTGCCCACCAGGTTGGAGTAGTCCGTACCCCGCGTGGTTGAGCGCACGTTGAGCACCGCCTGCTCGTGCTGGTTCTCGGCCCTGGTGATCTCCACCTTGCGGGGGAAGAAGTTCATGGTCCCCAGATCAGTTACGACATCACTGAGATAGAAGGCCCTAGCCGTCAGCGTCATGTCGGCACCCGCAACGACTGCCCCGGGAAGCTGTCCATGGGATAGAACCACTGCGGGTTGGCGTCAGCTACCACCCACCAGCGCCGAGCGTCGGCATAGGTGGCATCCGCCAGCATCGTCATGTCGTCGCCCTCGCGCATGAGGGCCAGGGTGTAGGGCACGGTGATGGCCACGACGGTGTTGAGGAACACCGACTGCTTGTTGCCCCGACTCTTGGTCGTGACCCAGAGCGTCTGGCCCTCGTTGTAGCGGGAAGAAGATCCGTACATGGCTAGGACGGGATCGGGTGGGGTCGGGCGATCCAGTCAAAGGCTTCGTATCCGCTGCCTCCCTGGAGGATGATCGACGTAGTGATGGGCTTGCTGATAGTGACCGCCTGGTCCGGTGTACCGGACGAGAGGAGCCTCCACTGCCACTTCAGTGGGTCAGTGTCCTCCGCCACCTTGTCGTAGATGAAGGCGATGTGACCACCGTTGCCATCCCGGATGACGACATCACCGGTGTTGGGGCCGGGTTGGGGAGTATTCTGCGGGTTCCATTTGTTGAACTTGTCCGCCGCCTGGGACCAACCTGGCACGCTACCTCCTTGGCTGGTGTTCTGATCGAAGCGCACCCCGTCGATGGACCATTGGGTATTGTTGCGGAGAGCAGCATCCCGGATGTGGAACGAGTCATCGCCACACGTGTCCGAGAGGCCCAACGTCTTGCACCAGTTGATGACCTTCCAGGCCCGCCAACAGAACGACGAGCAGTCAAAGTACTGGGGCTGGTGGGGTGGCTGCACGTTGTCACCACTGTCATCCTGCCAACCACCGCAGCGATCGAACATGGTGTTGTAGATCTTGGAGTGCCAGTAGTAGACCCCGTAGGTTCCTGCATAAGGTCCCGAATCTGTGTACTTAATCTTGGCATCGGCTGTCCAGTTCTCGGCCCAACGCACCGCCTTGACCCGACCGTCATAGTTGGCCTGGAGAGCCGCCCCCGCGCTAGCCGCCTTCTGGGTCGGATCGATCTCGGTGAGATCTGAAGCGTTCTGCTTGGCTGCTTTCGCTGCCGCCTGATCAGCAGCGTTGAGGACACCCTGAGGCAACAGCGGGCCGGTGTAGTTCAGTTGCAGCGTCAGGGTGATCGTCATCTGGGTCGGCGTCATACGATGGGAGAACTTCTGGAACTGCACCCCGGCCGCCCAGATCTTGCCCTCGAAGGTGATCGATGGCGACACAATGATGGTCACGAAGATGTCCAGGCCCGGCTTCAGAGAAGCCATCTGCCCTCTCGCCGCTCCGGTGTCGGGCACCGAGCCGTCCGTGCCATTAGCACCGTTGAGGTTGATCGGCTTGTCGTATGTTGTTATATCATTACCGATGAGCAGGTCGAACACGGACAGATCGACCAGCACACCGGGATGATTGGCAAAGCGGGCCACCTCCTCCTGGCGGTCGAAGAACAACGTCAGATCCATGGTGACCAAGGCAGGCACCTGCTGGCCCAGGTTGAGGGCCGAGTTCGGGTCGTCAGTGGCCTCCCCGGCCAGCGCCGAATAGCTCACGTACTGACGCGTGAACTCGGACGGGTTGTACATGAAGTACAACCTGGCGTTGGTGTTCTTCTGCGCCTCGTTGAGGTTCGGCTCGGTGATGGGGTGGGCGTAGGAGCGCCGGATGTACCCCCGCAGGATGCGGTGCACCCCGTCGTCACCCTTCATCCACGAGGGCACGGCACCAGTGGAGGAGCCGATGCCGATAAAGGGTGGATTGGTGAGGCCGTCAACGGCGTTCTGCCAGTCCTGACGCTCGTAGAGAGCCGTCTCCTGCACGGCCGGAAGTTGGAAGCCAGGCACTAGTTGCGGCGCCAACTGGGTGTTGTAGCCGGGCGTCTGCAAGTAGCCGTAGGGAGGCACGCCGCCGATGTCGTAGGGCGTCTTGCGGACAGTGATGTCCGGCTGGAGTGTGGTGGGGGTGGCGTTACCAGACATCAGCGCCTCGCCATCTGCATCCGTCGCATCTGTGGCTCCAACTTCATAGCGATCTGACGGGTCAAGTTGTTTACGTCAACACCGTTGTTCCCGTTGACGGTGATGGCGAAATGGTTGGTGACGTTCATGGGAGCGTGGATGCTGGCAGAGCCACCACCACCGCCACCGCCGCCGCCCCCAGCGCCGCCGTAGCCGTAGTCACCGTAGCCCTGGGGCCACAGTTGCTTGGCCGTGTCCTGAGCCGTAGAGACAGCATCCTGAGGCACGCCAGCAAGGGCCGACACCCCCTTGTACGGTCCCCATGGACCCAGGCCCGAACTCTGGTACATGGCGAAGGCCATCTTGGCCGAGGTGTAGGGGTCGTAGAGGATGGACGGGTCCTGGCCCGGGAACATCTTGTCGAACAGCGGCCCGTTAGCCCCGGGCAACACGTTGATTTGCCACAACCCGTAGCTGTCGTCTCCGGTGGCCCGGTTGGGGTTTAGCGTGTCGGTGACGTAGCGCGACTCCCGCGCCGGAATGGCGGCCAGGTCGATCAAATCCTGGCCCCGAAACCCAGCCGAGTAGAGGGCCTGGAGCACCGTCTTCACGTCCACCTTGCCCGTGGTGGGCGTGCCAGTGGGAGCACCTGACGCACTACCAGTGCCAGTGGTGCCCCCAGCGGTCTGGGTACCCGTGCCTCCACCAGTACCAGCGCCGGTACCCGTACCGGTGCCAGTAGTACCGCTCTTGGCCTGGGCCAGCTTGGCCTGGAGGGCCGCAGAGACGGCGCTGATCAGAGACACGCCCAACTGCTGCCCCTGTTGTGTAAACGTTTGCATGGCCTGCTCGGAGGTGCCGACATCCCCGATCATGGTCCCGGCCACCTGGACGTGCCACGGCTCGCCCTTGTCCGATCCCGTGTCCAGTCCAAAGCGCTTGGCATTGGCGTTGAGCCAACCCATTTGCGAGCGCGGCCCCAGATCAGCGGCTTGGCCTCGGGTGTGACGGCTCTTGCCGGGAGGGGCGATGTTGGGGTTGCCGCTCTCCCACAGCCGTTGTTGACCATTCGCTGTCCGAAAGCCTGAGTTGATGCGAAGGTTGGGGTTGGCCTGCATCATGGCGCCCAGGCGTCCCCGCAGGTCAGGGTTAAGTTGACTCAACCCACTGTCCCCGACGTCGCCGTAGCCGTAGTCCCCGAAGATAGAGTTGAAGATGGACATACCGGCTGCCGGGAGGTTGCCCGCGAACAAGTTGGTCAGCGCTCCACCCAAACCACCCTGCACTGATCCCGGGATGTGGGACATGATGCTGTACATCCCGCTCAGGTACTTGTTGGCCTCCTGCTGAAGACCGATCAAGCTCTGGTTGGACTGCTGTTGTGTAATCATGGACCCGGCGTTCCGGTTAAATGCCGCCAGATCGGACTGGGCCTGCTTGGTCTGCGTCTTCTGCACCTCGGTGGCCAGACTGCCCTTCTGGCCCCCCCGTACCTGCTGTAGCTGCTGTTGCGAACCAGTGAACAACTTCGTACCAGTGGGATCGGTGGCCGCCTGCGCCTCAGCCCAGGTGAAGAACTGGTCGATCTCGTCCGGATTCATCCAGGTGCTCAACTGGATGTTCAAGGCGGTGCCGGGCGCCCGCATGGCTGACCACTGCTCCCGGGTGTAGGGCTGCCCTGCCTCTGTTCCACCACGATGAGCATTGATCGCCTTGAACAGACCGCTGTAGTAGTCAGTGGCGCTCTTCATCTGCCCGGTGGCCGTGGTCGTCCGAGCCGCCTCTCCCATGAACGCGGTAGCCATACGCTGCCCAGCGATGTTCTGCTGCATACCCATGAAAGCACTGCCCGCTTGCCCCGAACTCATGCCCGGGTTCAGATTCTGAAGCATTTGCACGCTCTGGGCTGCCGCTGCGCCACTGGCTCCCGCTATACCCTTGCCCCCGTACACGGCGCCCTGAGAGGCCAGTTGCACGAGGGTCGCACCGATGTCGGGAGCCGAGCCGTAGAACGGGGCGTTACGAGACAACTGCCCCGCCAACTGCGGTGAACTGACGCCCGTTGTCGAAGCAAGACGAGAGCCGTACACATCGAAGGCAGCACCCACCTGCTGAAGGCCCTGCCACCGGTTGGTCGCCATGTTGGCAAACCCGCCCACCGCGGGACCGATGGCCGAGGCTGCCGTCGCTGCCATCCCTGACGCCCCGCCCATACTGGAAGCGAAGCTCTGCATGGCGTTGTTGCCACCCTGAGCCGGGCCTCCCGATGGACCGCCGAAGCTGGTGAAGGTGTGGGTCGCACCCGGAACACCCCCGGAGACACCCCCCGTGCCACCACCGGCGCCGATGGACACACCCTTCATGCCGCCCAACTGGCTGCTGACTTTCTTCAGCGCGTCGTACCACGCCTTGGTGTCAGTAGTGAGGCCCTGGAAAGAGCCACGGAGCTTGGTGATCTCACCCCGCACGTCACTGAGGGCGGACTTGAACTGGTTGAGGCCCTGAATGTCGAACTTCAGTTGAGCCTGGGCAGCCGACGTCATGTTGCGGTTGCGCTGGTAGCCCCGACCCAGAGCGCGACGCACGGTGCTGCCCATGCCTCCTGCGGCCGATACTTCCGGCCCCGGAGATGATCCTCCTGTTGTGTCACTCATAGACGCACCTGGTTGTCCAGTCTCCAGCGCAGCAGATCAGCCCAGTACTTACGTTCCCGATGGGGCATGTTCTTGATCTCGGTCAAGGTCCAGCCGGTGTAGTACCGGCTCAAGCCGTCGTAGTAGGCGTAGAGCAGCGGGACGTTAGGTCTGTAGAAGGTCGGCCCATCCCGGCGTGAACAGAGACTCCGCTCCGCACGTCGCGCAAGGCAACTTCACCTCCTCGAAGTACGGGCCAGGTTGCTTGGCCACCAACTCCCGGAGCCACATCCGGCGATCCATGGCGCCCAGGTTGCGCACGAACTTAGTTGTGTCAACTACGACGTGCCCGCCCACCGACTCGATGACCCGAGACAAGATGATGGTGTTCTCTTCGGGGCCGGAGATGTTGGGGCGCTTGTTGGCCTCGGCCACGTCAGCCCCCACCACCAGGCGGTACTCAATACGACGGCCATCTCGTGTCTCGTACTCGTAGATAGTGCGATCCGGCTCGGCCAAGGGCCTGATGGGCACGTCCTCGGTGATCGAGAAGAACACCTCGTTCAGAGCATTGCAGGCGTCACAGCGCACCGTCACCGTGCGCTGATCGCCGTAGGTGGCCTTGAGGATCTGAAGAAACAGGTACTCCCGCTCCCCCACCAGGAGCGTGTCCAAGATGGCCGAGCGCTCGGCTACGCCCATCTTCTCTAGGTCGTTTAGGCCGAGTTGACTCACACCGTAGGCCAGCATGGCATGCATGTACTGGCCAGGGGTCGACGCACCCAGCATCCGGGCGATGCCTTCTTCGTCAGCCCCCGTCAGTTCCTTCACCTGCGCGTCAGCACGGAACTTGGCGCCGTCCCAGATGCCTCGGAACAACGTAACCGAAGTATCAGGAGGTTCGGACATGAAGGGCTGGTCACCCCGCATGATCTCCTTGGCCTTGGTGATCTCAGCCTCGGTGGGCTGACCCCGCTCACGGGATGCGTCGTCCCATGCTGACACAACAACCTCCTAGACGCCTACGGCGTCGTGATCCCAGAACACGTCAAAACCCTCGTGGTGCATGGTCATCTGGCTGATGAGCACGCTGTTCCCGGCTGCGTCCAGGTCGTTGAAGGCCACTGAACCGACCCAGCACTGGTAGAACTGGAAAGCCAGCCGAGCACCAGCATCACCATCTCCCGGCGACCCCGATCCGGGGTTGGCCGTGATGGGATGGTCGAGCACCTTGACCGTGGTGGTGAACCGGAACTGAGTCCCCGACGCTGCACCCACCGCGGGCGCAGCCAGGTTGCCCTGGCCCCACTGCACGGCGAACATGTTCTTGGCCAGGTTCCACATGCCCGGCTTCGTTCTGACAACACCCTGGATCAGGGTGAGCGGCCCGAAGTCGGTGTTGGCAGGCAGCTTGTGGTAGTTGGTGTTCCAGCCGCCTTCTCTGTAGTTGATCACCTCCGTCGTCATGTTGATACCGGCGACGTTGGTGAAACCCATGTCAGCGAGGCCGGGGATGACTATCCCAGGGGCCTGGTAGTCGATCTTCACCTGGAACTTGAAGTTCCGCATCGGATCGTCTTGGGGGCGAACGCCCATGACCATGTTGACTTGCCTCCTACACCGCTGCTGTGGTGGCTTCGTTGACGAGTGAGACGCCGGAGTCGAACTGGCTGACCCGGATGATGACGAACTCGGCGGGATACTGGAGCGCCACACCGACCTCTAGCCGCACCTCGCCGGACTCAACCACTTGCGGGGTGTTGATGGTGCTGTCGGAGATCACGTAGTAGGCCTCGGCCGCTGTGGACCCGGCCAGACCTCCTGCCTCCCACACCGGCTGGAGGATGTTCTGCGCCGTGTTGCGCAGGCTGGCCCACAGCCGAGAGTCGTTATTCTCGAAGACAGCCCACTGAGACGACAGTTTCAGTGACTCCTCCACGTAGATGAGAGTGCGCCGCGCCGCCACATAGCGGTCGGGGCCGTAGAGCTTGCGCGTCCGGCCGCCCATGACGCATACCCCCGAACCGGGCACGGTCCGGATGACGTTGATGTTCTGGTAGTTCAACTGGCCTTGATCAGAATCGGTGAACTTCACCTCGGTCTTCACCGCTGTTGACAGAACAGCGGGGAACCCAGCCGGGGTGCGCCAGGGACCGGTGGTGGCGTCCACTCGGGCCATCATGCCCTGCACACTGCCCGAGGGCGGCACGATGATAGTGGCGCCAGGATGAGCGGGATCAGGAGTCACGACCCACGGGCAGTACAGCGCCGAGTAACTGTCAGCGTTGCCGATCGAGTTCGCGATCGCCTGCACGTCGGCGGCGTAGGTGCCACTGATGTTGGCGAACGGGTTGCCGTCCCACACGGCGAAGCAGTTGGTGCGCCCGTTGGAGTTGAGGGCGGAGATGATGCCCGACGATGCCTGCGGCATCACGATGGCACCAGCCCCCGTCATGTAGGGCTGGAAGCTGACGATGAGCGGAGCATCGATCTGGCTCATGGCGTCGGTCACATCGCTACCGCACAACTCCGCTGTCGTAGGCGTACCCGGGTCGGTACCACCGGCCAGGGCATACACCGCCGCCTTGGGCGCGGGAGGATTGGGCGCCGGGGGCAAGGCCAGGGTGATGTAACGGGAACCAGCCACCGGATCATTGATGGCGGCAATGACAGGACGGGTACCCGACACGCCGGTCATCGACAGGTTGGTAAACGTCTCCATGACAACGCTGTTCATCATCACGACCATGGCGAAGATCTGGTTGTTGTTGGGATCGGTGGCCTGATCGTCCACCCGCACAGTGAGGCCTGCATTGGCAGCGTTGGCCCAGGAACCGACACCGTTGGCGTCGATAGTGAAGCTGTCCACCGGGGTGGTCGCCCCGTCATTGGTGGCAACGGTGGCACCAGTGCCCTGATGCGTGGGGCTGGAGGGCACCACCCGCACGATGTAGGCGTTGCGCCCGCCGTTCTGGTAGTAGCTAAACACGGCATAGGGCAGGTAGCTCATCAAGAGCGAGTTGGTGGACCCATCGGTCACTGCGGCTTGGTCGAAGCCGCCGAACTGCTGCACGAAGTCCGACCACGAACTGACCAGCACCGCCTGGAGAATCGGTCCCTTGGCCGTCACCCCCGCGAAGACCCCCACCGCCGTGGCGGAGCCGGTCTGGGTAGGTTGGGTGGAAAGAGTCTCCTCTAGGTAGACCCCCGGCCGTCGATACGTGCCGTCACTCACTGCGCTTCCTCCTGTAGTAGGTGTGATACGTCAGGTTGTGACAACAAGTGGTACGTGCCCGAAGGCGGACTCAACCAACCGGAGCTTCCGCTCCTTCGACCCACCATTCCGTAGGCGGAACAGTGGTGATCTCGTGAGCAGGATCGTCGGTGCCGGTGAAGAAATAACCGGTGTCGCGATCCGCAAAGCGATAGAGGAACCGTTGGATCTGGGGCACCAGCACCAACCGTTCGAGCCGGTCCTGGGGAATGTCGGTCTGAATGGAGAGCGTCATCGTCTTGCGAAAGATGCGCTTGTCGGCGCCCTCCTGCGTTGCTATGTCAGCAGGAGTCCACTCCAGCACCTCCATGCGCTTCCACACGCCATCGGCGGGGCAGAAGAGCCACGAGGGCCGAGGCAGGATGATGTCGCGGAGCATGCGGGCCGACAGCAGCCGATCGTGGATGGCATTGCGGCTCCACAACCCGATCTGCTCGATCAACCGGTAAGTGAGGTAGTGCTTGCGGTGCCAGAACAGCGAGGGGTCGCCGTAGGCGATCTGGGGCGCTGTGGAGGGGTCATAGGTCCGCCGCCCCGAAGGGGTCCCGGTATTGGACTCCTCCTCGTACTCGCTGTCCACGTGGAGGTCGTACTCACTCGTCCACAAGTCGTAGGCCGGTTCGATGCCGATGAGATCGATGGTGATGAAAGGGTACGTGACAGTTGTCTCAGCCGAGGGATAGCGGTACCAGACCCGCAGCGATTGCTCGGTGCCCTTGTTGTCGGGCAGCGTCACCAGCGACCCCAGGAGGCCCATCAGAGCGTCCTCCTCGGCCAAGATGAAGCCCAGGTGGGGCGGATACTGCGGTGGTGTCGTGGGCGGCTGACGAGGGCGGGTGCGGGCGACCATCAGCCAAATCCCGCTCGCTGGAACGCCTCTTGCATGGACCAGCCCATATCGACCACGTTGCTCATCAGCCCCATGCGCACGAGCGGCGCCGGGGCGTTGTGCTCGTCGCCGTACTCGGCCAACCGGGCCTCATTGGCCCGAGGGCTGGAAGGGTGCACGCCAAAGGTGATGTTGCCGGTGTCCTGGTCACCCCACATGGAAATATCCCCGGCGATGTTCTGCCAACGAGGATGAGCCGCCGCCGCGGACTGGAGGTCTTCCAGGTGGCCTTGAGCCGCTTCCTGCGTTGTCTCTTCGACCAGGGTTTCCGCCTCGTCCACGACGAACTCGATGTAGTCGCAGATGTCATCGCCACCGGAGACGACTTCTGTCGTCATGGTGTCCTCCTGGTCTGGGCAACTGGGCCGGTCGCCGCTCGGCGGCCGAACGCCAGAACCGTATCAGCCCACGAGGCTCTGTAGTGTTATCAGTGCGTCAGCAGGGATGACGTAGCCCTGAGGCGGCAGGCAGTCGCAGCCCGACTCGATGGGCTTGGCCATGGCCCACAGCGCCGCCACCGCCTGGCGCACCTGGTTCAGGCGCACCTGCTCGAACAGGAGGGCCACCTGGACCTGGCCCAGTTGCTGACCCAACTGACGGATGACGGCCATCTCGGCCGCCTCCATCTCAACGAGAGCCAGACCCAGAGATTCCCCGCTCATGTGCCCTCCAGGAGTCCAACCCGATTCTCCAGGTCCGACACCTGACTCTGAGCACCGTAGGTCATCCGGACTATTCCGTGGCGGTCAGGTCCACCAGCAGGTAGGGCATGCCACCAGGCAGTATGTCCCAGAACTCCCGCTCCGCGCAGTAGCTCACGAGGCCGAGTCCGATCCCCAGCATGAACAACTGCTCCATGCGCTGGTGCAGGCCGGTCCACTGGTTGCCGTAGCGGTCGTTGCAAGCCTTGAGGAAGGACCAGCCCCCGCCGCCACCCGCCATCACCGGCTGGTAGCCGATGGGCAGTTGTCTCAACCACCCGGTGACCTTCTCCCGGTATTCCTCCAGCTTGGGAGGGGCGAACCCCACTCTGATGACGATGCCCTCGACCATCAGGCACTCAGCCGGGTCCTCGGACACCGCTGCCACCAGGCAGTCACGGAACACGCAGTCCACTTCCTCCGGATCGATCATGGCCCCTCACCCCACGGAACCTGCCCGATAGTAGGCGGCTCGGGATAGGGGTCGGTGTTGCTCATTGGTCACCTCCATAGGGTCCGGAATCATATGCACCACCGCCGTAGCCGGAATCGATGGGCGCTACAGGAAGGCCCCAGTTAATGGCCGGTGGGAAGTCGAAGGTGTACTCGTCCTCAGGATACGTCTCGGTGCAGGTCACACCCAGGATGTTGTCCTCACGGATGCGGCCCCGGATCTGGAAGTTGTTGACCTCCCAGTAGCGGCCGTCGTAGTAGAGCACGTCGTTGAGCCGGTCATCGAACCACTTCTCATTGATCAGGCCGCGGTCGTAGATCCGGTGCCCGTGAGCCTCCTGGAGGCCGATGCCCACTTCGGTGATGGTACGAGCGGCCACGGCGAACCGAAGTGTCACAACAGTGCGACGACCCTCGGGCAGGTATTGTTCGGGCGCCTCTCCCTGGTCCACCCACAGGGTCGCGACGGCTCGACCTTGCCGGTAGAAACGCCCGCCCTCGTTGTATACCCGGTCGAAGTGGCTGTTATCCACGTCGAACTCGAACCAGATGACAGCCTCACCAATGCGGGCCTGGTAGCGCAGTAGCTCCCGTTGTATATGGTTCGATTCCCTACGGGTGTCAAGTGCCACGGAACATGCTCCCCCTGCTGTACATCACACCCGTGTCCCGGATCTCCTTGGCGGCCACCGGGAGCACGTGCTTGGTATGCGCTTCTTCGGCCAACGGCTCGGCCTTGACCCGCTCTTCACCGCGCTCGGTGTGCTGCTCACCCCCGACCTTCTTGGACCACGCCGCTCCCATCTCGGTCAGTTCGTTGCTGTGCGGAGGCTGGCCCGCTGCGTCATACATGCGCCCGGCGATGCCCCGGCCCCGGAAGGACGGGTGCACGAAGATGGTGCCCACCGTGCCCGAAGGATGCCGGTCCAGGAATCCCACCGGACGTTTGCGCTGGGTACCGGTGAAGGCCGCCGACTCGTCCCCGAAGTCCGACTCTGATGTGTACACATTGATGGCTGATGAGCCGGGATAGTCCTCGGCTCGCATGGCCCCGGACTGACGATCTCCACGCTTGCGCATGTCAGCCTCCACTCGTGCCCACGGTGGACCAGCCGATGCTGGGCGGCTCAGGCACCACGACCTCGGTGCCCTGGCCGTCCTGGATGCCGTCCGGGATGTTGGGCAGCAGGCGCACAGGCGGGCGCGGGTCATCGATCTCCCGCTCCCGGAACAGCGGCACCAGACGGTTGGTGAGGTACGCCACCCGCCGCAAGGTGAACTGCTCGAAGGCACCCAGGCCCACGCCGATCATGGCCGCTTCGTCCTTGTAGGTCTGAGTCCAGAACTGGCTCATCTCCCACATCTGCTGGAAGCGCTGGTGGGCCGGAATCATCATGCCTTCCGGCGTTGACACATCAATGTCGGTGGCGAACTCGGCCATGAGCGACCACATGGCCTGGGCCACGGCGCCCGTTGCTATGACATCACACTCGACAGCCGGGAAGCCGCTGCCGTCGTCAGCCTTGGTGTTGTCGTAGAGGTGCTGGTTCGACACGATGGTCGAGGCGAAGAGCAGATCGTCGGGCATGAACCACTCGTAGAAGTAACCCGAGATGCCGATGCCATCGGGATACAGCGAAGGATTCGCGAGCTTGATGATGCCGTTGCGCCCGTCCACCTGGTAGGCCGTCTTGTC